AACGGTTGGCCCGCCTGAGAAGAGAAGAGATATAGGAACGATTCCCGCTTCGGTCAGAATCCAGGTGTCATTATCCACCTCGATAAAAGCGTTATATCCGAGGGGCTTTCCGATGTAGAAACGGGCCGCCAGGCTCCAGTTATCGGCATCTCCTGGCGTTGTCCCTTGGTAGAATAGAACCTCGCCTTGAGACGATACGGCAACGAAGAGGTCATTTGGGAGCTGGCCCGTGTGATGGGTGAAGCTTCCACACCATACGAGATAGCCGCCAAGCTTGAAGATGTAATCAAGCGGCACCTCTGTCAGCGCCGAAGCTCCCACCGCCTGAACTGCCCCATACCAGTAGGAAGCCGAATCCTTTTCGACGAAGAACAACCGCTCATGATAGCTGCTCACGTTGATGAGCGTGGATAGCGTTACCCCTGTGAATGTGGAATCGGTCACGCTCGTTCCGTCGTACACTTGCACCGTGTCAGCGCCATTGCAAAGGAAAAGCCGATTCGCGAAAACGGTCCCTTGCCAGATGTCAGATGTCGGTGTGGTGCCGCCTGTAATATCCGTGGCCGTTCCCGTATCAATCCGATAAAGCTTCGTGTCTGTTGCTGCCACTAGCCTTGTGCTTCCACTCTGAAGCGGTAGAGCAAACAGAGAGTTTACAGGGTCGCCGCCCGTGATGGTGATAAAGGTATCAATTCCCTTTCTAACGTCCACCGTAGCGCCGGCAGGGTAGAGGTTTTTCAGCGTTCTCGCATCGACAATGGGCCGAAGGTCAGGCGCTTCTGGGCCGTCGATATAGTTCACCCCGCCAATTGGAGCGGGGAGCGGTACTGAGAAGGTGCGCCCTTGAGCTTGCGGCATTATGCGAACCTCCCGCGTGGTACGAACTTGGCTGGCGATTTGAGCGCCTGAGCGATTCGCGCCCCAATCTGCTGCTGCTCCTCCGGTTGTGCCAACGCCATTTTAGGCGCTTGCATCCCCTGGGGTGAGCCTCCCGCCATGTACGCGATGCGGTTGCCCTCAGGCAGCGTTACGGGGTTAGGGTTGACCGTCCCATCTGCTCGCCCTAGCGCCGTGGCAAGCTGGCCGCCGAACTTTCTCAGGTCGTTAAAATCGCGACTATTCATCGGCAGCCGCTCTGCCCCTGGTGTCGTTCCCATACCCGCCCCAAGAGATGGGGCAGATGTTGACGCCCCGCCGCTCAGGATGCCCTGGATTCTCTGCTTTAGGGTGTCGTTATAGTTTTCGTTGAAATCCATCTGGCCCCGCGCTTCCCGAACCGCGCCAGCGTCGAGAATCGATTGAGCCACTTCGAGCTTCTTATCAAGCCCCGCATTTGCGTAATCATTCCCGAATGCCTCAGGCAGGAATGAATACCCTACGATGTCATGCGCTCTTAGGTCGCCCTCGTTCCTACTCTGTGAGAACTTGTTATTTACGAAGCCCTCAGGTGTCATGCCCTGGAAGTCAGCGGCATAGTTCGAATTCAGAAGCTCTTCCTTAGACCGCCCGCGTGATGGCTCTGCCGTGTTGAAATCCCAATTGATGCCCTTGTCGCGTAGCTTCTGCGCTCTTGAGTATTCTTCTTTAAATCGGTCCTTATCGCCCCATTTCCCGATGCCGCCCATCAGAGCGCCAAGCAGAGCGCCACCTACCAGCACCGGAGCACCGAACGGGGAAAGCCCTAGAGATGGTGCAAGCGCTGCAATCGATGAGCCTAGCCCCGCTCCCGATATCGCACCCGTTAGCGGGTCTTTCTTCTGGTTAGCGTTAAACAGCCCGTAGGCCGAAAGCGCCGCACCTATTCCTGGGATAAGCTTAGCGCCTAGCCCAGTAGCCGTTCCACTAGCTCCCGCCTCGCTCGCTGCTGCGCCGATGTTCTTCACCCCCTCGGCAGCCGTCGCGCCCGCTTCGGTCGCCACGGCATTTCCGAGCGCGTCGCGGGCCACCCCATACGGTGCCAGCGCATTCGTCGCACTCGATTGCAGCGCTTGAGATGCCCCAGACTGAACGGCGCTCGTCGCCGCTGCTGTGCCTACCTCTTTGGCCGCTTCGCTCGCTACCTGCTTTAACGCTACACCGCGTACTGCCATGCCTGGCTCAATCGCCTGGATAGCGCCTCGAACTAGTTCAAGGTCATTTGCAGCTTCTCCACCGAACCAGCCCGTAATCTTATCAACCACGCCCCCAAGGATGGGCTTACCAGCCACGGCATCAGATACCGCCTTTACACCTAGAGCACCCGCTGCCAAGCCGCCTATCGAGGCCAAGCCGCCCTTTTGCTGCGCCTTGGCCTGTGCCTTAGCCGCTTCTCTAGCTCGCTCCTCTGCGGTCGGTAGGCCGTTAGGGAACGCCTGGCGGAACGCATCAGCGGCGGGGGTTCCCTGCCGTAGCAGCTCATAGTACCGCATGGCACCCGCTCGAACATCGCTTTGAGACATCATCGCCATCTTAGAACCGCCCGAAAGTTATTCTGCCCCCATAAGCCCGCATCACTGTTCTAGGCTCCTCCTCCACTACGGAAAATCGGCCCGTCTGCGATTGCTTCCCGAACTCTGCCGCGAGCTGTGAATAGAACAAATCTGGGGCCGTCACATTCTTGATGGATGCGAACCGCTCCAGCACCCCCTGCCGGAATATGCGTTCTGAGAGTATCGGCTCGTCATCATCAGCTACGAACTCCTTGTATGCCCCGCTGTAGTAGCTCCATGTGATACCGCCATCTGATGCGGTGCTGCTTGTGTGCGTCGGTGGCGTGGCCCCCGTCGTTCCCGCCGTGGTCGCGGTGTAATAGTTACCGTCGTAAAATGTATAGTCCCCAATCGCCACGCTCTGCCCCTGCGCCCACGTAGCGGGCCGAGCATAGCGGTTCGATTGGTACTCAAAGATGATTGTCTGCCCCGCAACGCTTGCCCCTGGCGTTGGGTAGATTAAAAGCTCCTCATCCGTCACGCCTCGAACGGCGAATGCATCACTCGGCAGCGCGTCGAAGTCTAAGCCTCGAAACGCCGAATACGCCTGCGGGCTCATCGGGCCGTATAGCTGCCAGCGGTTCGAGGTGTTCCAGAAAGAATTGAAATGGTAATGGCTAAAATCGCCAGGCAAGGCGTAGGTCGCCACGGTGCTGGAGAGGGTAAAGCTGTGGCTCTTCCACAGCTTATTCCAGGCGTATAGCTCGCACATCTCGCCTAGAATGCGGTTACTGATAGCAAGCAGGCGCTTTGTATCGGTATCGGTTGAACCGATGATGCTGCTGTCTATCGTGTAGCCAACCTCGTCAGCTACCGCTTGGCATGATTCAAGTAAGCTCATTTAGGGTGGGCTCCGTTGAAGTCTTTGACTTCTTCGAACGTCCACGCTTCCTGGGCTCAGGTGTCGCGCTTTCGTGCTCCGAAAATTGTTCGCTGTTAAGCTCAGCCAGGCGGTCGCGCTGCTCAGCGCTCACCATCCGGATTCCCTCGTTTGCCTCGATGCGCTGGCAGAGGAGGATGTTCTGCCGCTCTAGGTCTTTAATCACCCGCGCCATATGTTCAATTTTGGACTCTAGCGCCGCAACCTTTGCAGGGGTCGCCGTGTCCTTTGCGCCAAGGTAGCGCTTCGCCTCTTTGCTCCAGCTAAATAAAGCGCCTAGCTTCTTTGCCCCCTCGGGCGATGGGTCTGCAAGCTGCTCCACCGTGTGGAACCCAAGCTCTCTCAAGCTTTCGAGGTCGACGTAACTCAGAACGCCCCAATCCTTGAGCGGTGTTCCGGTTAGCGATGATGTCTCTTGGCCCGATTTCCAAGCCTGATACTTCTCGCGGAAGATGCGATGGGATTCAGGGTCATAGGGAACCTCTTTCTTCGGCTCCCCTGGTACCTCGATGCAAATCAGGTCGATAGGCCGTGACACCGGACGCCCCTCTTCGATGGTGCGCCGCTTGTCCGTTTCCATATGGACGCGGAAGGATATTCTAGCCCTTCGGAGAAGCCGCTGCATCGCGGCTCTTCGTGGGTCTACCCCTAGCTCTTCGTCTTCGTAACCTCTCATCATTTTGCGGCTTCCTCTGTTTGCGGTTTCTTCAGCTCTTCGATTGCCTTAGCTAAAACCTCTAGCGCCGCATCCCGTTGCTGGAATGCAACCGCTACCTCCTCCCTTGTCAGGCGCTTGTCCACCATATTGACGGTGCAGCCCGTTAGTAAAATTACACAGGTTAGAAGTAGCGGTTTCATTATTCCCCCTTATGGTTAGCCTTCCTTCTGAATCCACCATGCGAAGGTGCCAGTCTCGGCCCCATCACAATCGAGATTGAAAGACGTACCGTTGACTATCGTGTCATACCAGCATTGAGCGGTGCCGCTCGGTGCCGATGTGCGGGTCAGGAAGATTCGCGCACCCGTCGCCGCGCATGTGGTCGATACAGTGACAGCTGTCGTTCCGTTCGCCGTTACCGTACCAGCACAAGCGCTTGCAGCGGTGCCGGAATCGATATGTAGCGTCTTCCCCGTCACGTTGAGAATCAGGTCGGTTGCCCATGTCGCAGTATCTCCATTATCCTCGATGTCGAGGAGGTTAATGCTGCCGTTAGCGCCGACTACCTTGAAATTATTAACGGTACCGCCAAGCTGGACTGTGGCTGAGCCTCCGCTTCCGCTCTCATTCCCAAAGAGCTGAATATTCGCGCCTCTCGCAGTACAGTCACCAGACTTACAGCTCGTAGACGAGAGCACCAAGGTACCATCATCATCGGCGTCAGCCGTTGAGTGGGTTACTGACGCAACCTGGGTTGCCGTAGTGCCCCCATCGCCGAAGGCCAGGGCAAGAGCTGAGTCACTGGTTCCGCTATAAGTGAGCAACCTATTGCTGTCGTTAGCGCCCTTTAGAATAACGGTCCCTGCGCTTGTAAGCGTAAGTGACGTAGCACCACCTACTAACGAAGCCGCCGCCCCCGAAAAGGTCAGCGTATCATCCGTAAGCGTTAGCTCCGTTGTTCCGTTCACGCCCCATTCTGTCGAGGTCGTACCGTTCCCGATGCTTGCCACCTTTGAAGCAAGCTGCGCTGGCATTCCAAGCCCCATCAGTTGCGCTGATGTGACTGGAGCGGCGAACGCCCCAAGCGGAAGCATGAAAAGCCCCGCCAGTATTGAAAGAATCTTTTTCATGTCTCCCACCTAGAAAGTTATAGGGGGGCCGAAGCCCCCCTTCGTTGTTAGTTCGTACCGAGTAGGCCGTAAGCCTTCACAGTACTGAGCGCCGTAGAGCCCGATGCATTCGCATCGATAGCCCCAAGCGTGACAACCGTGTCACCACCCGCGCCAAGCTCTCCAGCGTTGGCCGTTGTGGTAAGCGCATCGCCCGCACTGATTGCTGTCGCCACCAGAGCTTCACAGAAGCCCTTGCCGCGCCAGAACCATCCGAACTCGTTATCTGCGAGCGTTGCCATCGCAACACCGAGAACGTTCGGAGTAGATGCTGACTCTGCCGTGGTCACTTCATCTGCATCACCATCAGCCAAGCTGATGCGGCAGATAGCGCCCTGGTCGATTGCACCGTTTGCTCTAGCGAACATGAATTCGCCAGAAGCGGTGCTTCCGTTGACCTCGATAGTGGTGAACAGCTTGAACTTGCGTTCAGTGTAAGCCTTATCGAGGTTCACTTTTGTTCCGTGTGGTCCTTTGTATGCCATTTCTTTAGTCCTCCTTACCGTTACGCTACGTACTGCTGGAGAACCGGAGCCGAGCAACACAGCGCACCCTCTACGAGGATAACTGTGAAGTAAGCATCTTGGTCCACTGGCCGCGCTAACTCTTTCTCGATGGGCTTGAAATCCGCATCGCGAACGAGGGTCAAATCCCAATACTTGGTATTGAGGTGTCGAACTACTGAAGCGCCAATCGTGGCGGTGTTGTAGCCCGTGTCGCATACGTAATCGATGCCGTTGAACTCAAGCGAACGGAAGCCAGCCATACCCTTGTCGCCGGACTTCGTGATGCGCTGAATCGCCGTCATCGAATCGTGAAGAAGCTTCCAAACGGTAGAACCGGCAAAGCCGAAATCCACACCGTCAGAGCCGCGCTGAACTTCAATCATCGCAGCGGTAAGCTCGCTCTGCACGTTGGCCGCAGTGAAACCACCCGAAACCGAGTAGGTATCATTCCGCGCCCAGGTGTTAGCTGAAGAGCTTCTATCGATTTTCCCGTAGGTCGAACTCGAAGGAGAGCTGGAAACCGCAAGTCTCACACCTTCGAAACCGATGCCACTATAATCGGTTCCATCACCTGTTATCGAAACGTCGATAGTGTTCTTAAGGCGAGCGATAGCGGCGTCAATCTTCATATCTACGTAATCGAGAAGCGCCTCTTCGTCTCGGCTAGCTCTGCGCTGCCGTCCTGAGATGGCGACTGGTTCGTAGAACTGCCGAACTGTGAACTGGAACGCATCAGCATCGTTCACGCTCGAAAGGTCGAACGAATCGAAGTCCTGATAAGCTCCACCAACGGCGGTGCTGTAGTACATCACCGGACGTCGGAACTCATAACCACCACTTGCCCGCTTAATCTTGCCGCGCTCTTTCAAGGCAGCTGAAAACGGGTTGTGGCCTAGTATCTCGTCGGCAATGTCATCGCTCTGATTGAACAGAGTCGAGACTACTGCCTCTTCCAAATTAGCCATTTTTTCAATCCCTCGTTACTGTTTCGCGGCCTGGCTCATGAAGTACCTGAGCGCATCGCGCCGCGTTGTATGTTTCACCGCTGGCGTTCCACCACCTGGCCCGCCGCTTATTTGCCGTGTTGCAGCTCTTGCTGCTTCGGCTCTTTGATTTGTTTTTTCTGCGGCTTCTCTTGCTTGCACCTTTTGAAGAAGGTCAGAGAATCGAGGGTCGCCGCGTGTAACCATGTTGTACGCTCGTTCAAGCGTCTCCATCACATCGAGTGAAGGATTCGCTTGTCGGAGGCCGAGCACTATAGGCTCCATCGCCGCTTCCAGCTCCGCTGCGGTGCCGGGGTCACGGAATAGAGGCTTGCTCTCTACGAACTTTTGTACAGCGGATGTATTTGATTGCAAAGCCATGCTTTGCTCCCGCTCCCGCACCATCTGCTCGAACTCTTCGCGGGTCAGATAGCGGTCATCCCCCTGGGGTTGCTGCTGATAGTTTTGGGGCGCCCCGCTTACAAGCTCCCTAGCGTCGATGCCGTAGGCTTGAAGGAACTCCCTAGCCGCTGCCGTGGGGTTGGTGCGGAATGCCTTTTCCCAGGCAATAGCCGTCCGGTAGGTCTGAGCGGGATCTAGCCCTAGCCGCTGCGCCTCTTCCCTTACGTCGTTTAGGTTGCCCCAATCGCTAAGCTGCTTTTCCCGCCCCTGGAGCTCCTGCATCCGGCGGTTGTAGTCAGCCGTCGTCTCATGCGCCCGCCTGGAGAGAAACCTTTGAGCCTGAAGCGGTAGCGAATCCCAGACCGCCCTTTCTTCGGCATTCAAGCTTGATGGCGGCAGGATGGCCTCGGCTTCCGCTGCCGTCATCGGCTTCTGTTCCACCTTCTCAGCCTTAGCCGCTGCCTTTTCGGGGTCAGGTTTCCTAAGCTCCGCTCTTAGCGCCGCCCGTATGCTTCGATGCTTTACGGGCTTCTCTTCGCTTGCCGGCGTGGCCTCGGCCTTTACTGGCTCCGGTGCCGTCTCTTGTGTTGCGCTGGTTGTACTGGTTTCTACTGTTGCGGTTTCTTCATCACCCATTTAAACGCTCGCGGATTTCCCGCTT